ACCATGCAACCAACGACAATACTCTGTTGTACTATCATCCAAAACCGCTTCATAAGTGAAATAAGCGATTTGGTCTGAGCATTCATTTTTAAAAAAACTTTGCTCGCTGTCGTTCATTGTTTGGACTACGGCTTTATCGGCCGCTACCTGTATTTTGTTTGACTGTAAATAGTCATTAACCTGCGTGTTTATATCTGCGATCAAGTTATCAATTGAAATACCCTCATTATAAGAGTTGGCCGTAGTTTTGATTATGGTTGCTAATTGGACAACGTGCTCCGTTGCAATTATCTTGGCCTTGTTTGAAACATAATCACGCAAAGCGGGCGGAACTTTGGCAAGTTCCCCGTCTTCCAAATTCTTATCGTCTTTTTTATTGCTTATTGTGGCTCCGTTCTTTTCGGCCAATTCTTTGGCATCGTTCCAACCGCGGATAGCCAGGAAAGAAAGTTTTTTGACTAATATTTTTTGATAAAGGGATGTGGAAATTTCCAAGTCATTAACACCTTTAAGCCCTTTCTTTTCAAGGTTTTTGCGGGTGTCTGCTATTGCCTTATCGGCAAGTAAACTGAGATTACCGGACATCGCCAAATACATTTCGGACACGAAACTATCAATCGTCTTTTTCCAAGATTTATCCTTTCCCTTTTTGACGTTTTGCGGATCGTCATCTTTCAAAGGTAAATCATCCTTTTTGGAATCGTCCAAGTTCTCATTTAAGCCGATTTTAGCGCGGATGTCTTGCTCATCCTTTTTGGTAGGAACAAGTACGCCGCTTTGGAAGAACTGTAAAGCAAGATTAAGTTTTTGGGTTACAGTATCTTTATCCAAGTCCTGGCAAACTAATTCCGGATAAAATTCTTGTGCGCCGAAATTGACCTCTACAATGGGCCTTAAAACTTCTTTTGTGAAAATTTGTTCTATCAGGTTAGTGATAGATTTTTCGGCTTCCATAAATAACTTAAATTGAACTTCGCCAACGGAATAAGAACCCGTGCCGGTTGTTCCAAGTCCAATAAAGTTAGCAAGGGCGGAGTTTCTCATACTGACATCTAAATTATTTATTGTGTTTATAAATGGCTGTGTATCCGTTTCGTATTTGATTAAATTTATATCTATATCATTTGGGGTGGAGCAGGCCTGTAACATCCCTCTACGCGCTAAATTAGCGATTCTTTCGCATTGCTGATAATCTTTTGTACCGGCTTTAATTGTCCTGGGATATCTAACGTGCGTAAGCCCGGTTGAAAGGCGGGCGGTTGCTTGCTCAATAAAACGATATTGTTGATTTTTCATTTCGTAAGCGCGGACACAAGTGCGTAAAACGCTATTACCCCAATAATCGGAACCCTCTTTATCCAAAACGAAAAATACCAAGTTATCAAAGGGGATTTCGTAATTTTTACCCTTAACGCTTTGCTTGATAATTTTCTTTTCAATGTTGATTTCCGTAATGGTGATTTGCGGTCTGAACTGCAATTCCATAACCAAGAAATTTTGCCCGTTATAATTGATTTTTTTCCATACCTTTTCAAACACCGCAAAGCCGAAAGGCAACATTGTAAGAACGGAGTTTAAAAACTCGGAAAATACGGATGTTCCTTTTTCCCAAAAATAACCGTAAAGAAACTTTGTAATTTCTTCACCGCGTTTAGATTTGTCTTCGGTGCGCATATTCCAGGTAGCGCCTTTAATGGGGGTGGTGATTACGGAAATAATTGATTTGGCCGTATCATCCTGTTTACGCATTGCATCGTATTTTTCCACACCGGCCGCACCCTGCAAAATCGGGTTTTTTTCGTTGGTATCATTAGCGTATTTAGGATAATCTACGCCAATGGGGTTGTTTTCCTGCACCTTTTTGAATAAGTTAAAAACTTTTTCTAAGAACATTAGTAAATACCTCGTTTATAATCTTCAATTAAATCTTCGCCCTCAATATCAAAAGAGCCGGAAGATGAAGAAACTAAAGGTTGTAAGGAAGTTATGGCATACCTCATGGCATCCAAAGCGTGGTCATTAAACTTGACCGGCTCGTCAAAAATAACTCCGTTACGGTCTTTACGCCAAGAATAACTTTGAATTTCTTTCAAAAGGTTAGGGCTGTTGCGGTTGATGTGGATATGGAAACCTTTAACCTTTGTAATCCCGGCGGAAATTTTTCCTTTATTGGCGGGCTTAACATCTAAACCCGCGCTGTAAATTTCGCTTATGCGGTCCGGTTCCGCGCTATCTGCTATTATCGTACCGTCCGCCGCTATCTCTTTTAATTTTTCAATAAGCAAAGTGTTTGTTAACTCTCTTTCGTAGAGTTTTTCTTCTATCCACACATCCGTATCATTGTAATAGACCTTAACCAGGGCGGAGGGATTATTAAAGCCGAAGTCCAGGCCGTAAATGAAAGAGCCCTCAACGTCGCTTGGAATAACATCGTAAGTGTCATATTGCGGATAGATAACGTTTGCAAGCGACACCCATTCGCCCTCGGCAAATGTCCGGTAAGATGTTTCATCCAATTCTTTTAAGGACATAAGAGTTTTGACGTATTCCGGCGATAAAAACGGGTTATCCTTATACGTGGAGTGTATAACTTCAACATCATCCATGTGGATTAGTTTTTTATTTACCCAGGAATTAACATCAGTCGGGTTAAGAGAAAGATATAACCGGTTAGGGTTGTTCTCTTCGTGGTTTTCCGCTGATAGACGTGTCAAAACTGCGACAAAATCCTCAAAGGTAAATTCCGTTGCCTCTTCAAGCCAAATGTAATTAAATTCAGAGGACTTAATTTTTTCCGGATCGTCAAAAGACAAAAACTGTAAAAGATTCCCGTTCCACTCATAAGTTTTATCCGTCTTATTGTGGTTATCAACTCGGTAAAGGCCGAGTTTTTTCATTAAGTCAAAAAACGCCCTGTACTCTGTCATTTTTAAAGCCGGGGTGGTTTTCCTGGCTATGCAGAGTTTAACGCCGTGTCTGCATTCAAACAAGTTCTTTAAGAATATTGACCTTAACGCGAAACTTTTCCCGGAACGAGCGCCGCCAACATTAACGACTATTTTTTTGGTGGCGTAATAGTTCTTCCAAAATACTTTTGTTTGAAGGGGGAAGGGCCTGGTGTTTACCATTGTTCTTCATCCTCCTCTTTTTTGCGTTTTTTAGCGGCCAAGTTCTTAAATTCCGGCGGCATATTTTCAATTATGAAATTTACCGGGAACTCATTATTGAAGTCCTCTTTTGAGGGATAGAACTTATCAAAGAAAGCCATAACGGCCATAAACGTGTCTTTATTCCAAGGGGAATTGGGGTTAAAGATAAAGTCGCGTATTTTATAACCTATGGCTTTAAGTATCGGCATTGTTTGAACGCGGTCATTTATTTTAAGTTTTACGTCCTGCTCCAAAAAGAATTCCGCTAATTGTTTTTTGGCATTTTCGCGGTCTCTGAATTTCTTTTGGCCCCGGATACGGGCTTCTCTTGTCGGTTGATTTGTAGAAGAAAATCGGTGTTCTTTTGGGGGGATGTTTCCGCCTTTTCCGGCTCTTTCCGTGGTCTTTGGTTTAGACGGCATAATCACCCCCTAAAGAGGAACCCTCGGCGTGTCGTGTGTGGCTTTGTTTTGGGGTTAGGCCGTTAAGGAAGACGGCCTTGTGGGTTAAGGAGAATATGGAAGTATGGCAGTAGTCGTTGCAGATATTCACGCCGAGGGTGCACGGTATTAGAATTCTTATGCCGTGCTTAAAATGAAAAAATTTTTGTAATAAAAAAATCAAGTTATTCCCCTTGCTAGAGAAAAACCTGATTAATCTTATAAACTAGAAGCGAAACCACAACGCCCTGTTTAGGGTGCCAAAAATAATAACCATTTTCATACTAGCATATTTTTGAGCGAAATTACAAGAATATGCTATAATCGTTCTATGAACAAAATAGAAACGTTTCTTTTGGAGTTTAACAAAGGGCTTTCCGGCCGCGGTCATGCGGATAGAATGCTCGTCGCTTTAATGCCGGAAGAGATAAAAGATTTAGCCCGGCAATTTGATTGCTTGAGTTATGAAACCGGGAACAAGTTCTATACTTTTGCAATCTTTAAAGATTTTACCGAAGACGATATAAAAGCCCTTTCGGTTATAATGCAATGCGGCGTTTATTATTACGCGGCGGAGTTCGCCAAGAACGGAAATAAAATATCCGTGGATAAATTGCTAAGCATTACGGACCACCTGGTTAACCTGGATAAGCAGTTAAAAGAATTAAGCAAAGAGAATTTGCAGAGAAAGAAAAGCGGCTTTTCTTATAACGATGCCTACATAATTTTAGACGATAAAAAGAGATTTTTCACAAACGAAAGTATAAAAATTTTTGAAACCTGCAAGAGTATTTACGCGGCGACGATAGAACCCACGCATATTAACGGTTATTTGCGTTTAAATGATACTGAGCGGAAGACCTTAAAAGATTTCTTTAGTACGGCTAAAATATCCGTCAAAGAAAGAAAACTCTTACAAGCCGTTTGTATTAAAGGTTAATTGATAAAACCGGCAATATTTTCTTTTCTAAAAATAAAATGGCCTTTTTTGTTTTCGCCCTCAATGTCTTTGATTACGCCCTTTTTAGTCCGGTTAATTTTTGTAATTTTAACATCAATAAAATCTTCCCCGGTATAAACTGTAACTTTATCCTCAACTTGTAAATTCATTTTTTTGACTCCTATTTTTTTAATTTTCTCTTGGTCTGATTCTATACTTTCAAACCCCTTTTCGTGCCTGTTGGCAATAACGACTTCGTAATAATTCTTTTTAACTCCGTTGTTAAATTCGCTGATTATTCGGATAACAACCCCTACTTTTGTTTGTTTCTTTTTGACTTGAACTGCTACGATGTCGCCAAGTGAAATATCGCTTAATTGCTCCCTTTTAGTTTCTATTAGCATACCTCAACCTTTTTTCATTTTTGAAACAGCAGATCTTAAACGTGTCCGGCAAAATGAGTATTTTCCACGTTTCGCCCTTTTTGGAAACGAGTTGACCTTTTGTCTCTATGCCGCAGTAACGGAATGAAACAACATCACCGCAGGAAAATTCTCTTTTAGGCCGCCTGGTGGTTGTTGACTCAAGGCGCCTTTTTATTTTCCATAAATCATCGTTATATTTCAAAAGCATTTTAACACCTCCCGCATTTTAATTGGTCCGGCATTTTGTTTTTATAAACCGGAATACCGGAAACCCCTGCGACAATTCGCTCAATAAGCGAACCTGCGCTGTTTTTATAATCGCCGAAACATAACACCGCATCGGCTTGTAATAACATCTTTAGGGCTTTCCGGATATAAAACTGATAGGGCTTATCGTAGCCGTATTTAAGGCCAATATCGGCCGGGTTAAGAACATCAAAGCCCAAAGCGCGAAGTTCTTTTTCTTTCTTAAAAAAATTCTCATAGCCAAAGTTTTTAAGCCCGGTCATTTTACTTGAAATAAAAATTTTCATTTTGAATTATCTCCTTGCCTGGCGGCCAAAAGGTCTTTATACTTTTTGCCGTCCTGTTGCCTGGTTGCATCTTCCCCGGTAAGCGTTTCCCAACGGCGTATGGCCGTATCAATGTAAATGGGCTCTAATTCAACGCCAAAGCAAACGCGGTGCGCCTTTTCGCAAGCAATTAACGTGCTACCGCTACCAAGAAAACTATCAAGCACGATATCGCCCCGGTTAGACACATCAAGTATTGCATCCCAAATCATTTCCACCGGCTTAACGGTTGGATGTAGTTTTAAGAGTTTCTTATTTTTGCCAAAGCCATTAACTCCGGCATAATCCCAAACGTTTGTACGGTAGCGCCCCTCTGCGCCTAGTTTAACGTTGTTTACGTGGCTCTGCTTGCCGTTTTTGAAGATAAAAACTAATTCATACTTGGAACGGTATAAAGAGCCCATACCGGCATTAGTTTTGTTCCAAACGCAAACATTTTTAAAACTGTCAAAGACATAACCGGCGTGGCAGATTTCTTCAATGTGCCGCCAGTCCATACAAATAAAATGCAAACTGCCCTCTTTGCTGAATTTCTTTAAAAGCGTAAAGTTTTGAGTTAAGAAGTTAGTAAATTGCTTATCGCTCATTTCCCCGGATGCCATGGCAAATTCTTTATGCTTATTGTTTTCCCGGACACTTACATGGCCGGATATCTTAACGTTATAGGGCGGATCCGTGAAAATCATATCAGCCAGGGTATCGCCCAAAAGGTTTTTGTAAGTTTCTTCTTCAAGGGCATTACCGCAAATAATACGGTGCTTGCCAAGTTTCCAAATATCGCCGGGCTTTGAAACAATTTCATTATCCGGGATAAACGGAACATTGTTAAGTTCCGGATCGGCAGAATTATTGTTTTCCATTGAGGGCGTTAATATCGTGTCAATTTCCGCGGTATCAAAGCCGGTAAGTTGTAAACCGCCGTCCAAATCTAAGTTTTCAATATCGGCAAATTCTATTTTAAGCAAATCAAAATCCCATTCGCCATTTTCGGTAAGTTTATTGTCTGCTATGCGGTACGCTTTCTTTTGCGCCTCGTTTAGGTGAGTTAACCGGATAACCGGAACTGTATCAAGTTTAAGATGTTTTCCGGCAAGATATCGGCCGTGTCCGGCTATAATGATATTGTTTTCGTCTATCAATATGGGGTTATTGAATTTAAACTCTTTTATGGAGTTTATTATTTGGGTTACTTGTTTCTCAGTATGCTTTTTGGGGTTGTTCTTGTATGGCTTTATGTCGTCCAAACTGAGATATTGAATTTGCAAGTTATCTGATTTTATTTTAGACATTGCCGCACCCATTGATTACAATTTTTATAAAATTCTTTCCTTAAGCCGATAAGATGTTTTTGCAATTCTTTGACAGAGATTTTGGGCAATGCCTTGATTTTAGGAAGTGCAGATAAATAATATAAATTAAATTTTGTGCCGTCTTTCCCCTTAGTTTTAATGCTTTTAATACAAAAGCCCAAAGTATCTTGCATTTGATTTATTTCAAACATACGGCGATGTGGGCTTGTGATGTTTAATATCTGCATCATTTCCAAACTGCTTGCTTTGCCTTTTCTCTTTAAGAAATTTATTATTTTATCTCTTTGGCGTTCAGTTCTCATTTTCTTACCTCTCTTGTTCTTTTTTTAGAACGGTATATCTTCGCCCGGATCGGAATCAATGTAAGATTGCTGAGAGTTTACCGGGGTAGCGGCCGGAGCAGGCGCAGGGGCCGGGGCGGCTTGCTGTTGCTTTGCTTTAACTTCGCGGGCTTTTATCTCAACCGCTAGGACTTTGTTGCATAAGGCCGCGATTATGGCCAAGTCCGTACGGTTAAAGGTGCGTGTCTGTTGCCATTCATCGTTTTTGTCCTTATACGACTTTTGGAACGAGAATTGAAAGTATTCTGTTCCGTCTTGTGCTACGTTGCGCCAAACGGCGCATTCAATGTTGCTGAGTGTATATTTTTTTATCGGTGATTTTCTTTCTTCCATAGTTTTTAACCTCTTAAATTTGTTTTGATTTTAATTGTTCTATTTCGGCATCGGATACGGCAAATAGTTTGCCTTGTCCGTTTTGCAAGACAACGCCGGAACATTTGCCCGGAGTGTCTTTGTCAAATACGCGGTAAAACCGCCCTACTTGCTTGCATTTCTTAAGTTCGGATAATGTCATTTGTTAACCCCTTTTTAAGAGAGCGTTAAGGGCGGCTTCTGCTTGGTTTATAAAAGGTTTTTTAGCGGAAATATCTGCATCTTCCCAAGTTAAATTATGCCCTTTCAGCATATCTTCAAATATTGCTTTAGCCATAATGTTTATTGCTTCCCCAATTGAAATATTATTTATGCCTTTGTTAAATATAAGTTTTTTAATACAATCTTCTTTACAAGGTTCACAATCAAAACAAGAGAGCATTCGGCAAAATAAAAATCTGTCTCGCTTACTATTTTTCATATCTTATCCCTCTAACAATTCCGGGTTTTCGTAGATGTTGCCCAGGACTTCCAACTTGTCATTAAAACCCGGTTCCAAATAAACTGATTGCATTTTTCCGTCTACGGATACGAGGTCAAATTTCATAAGCAATTCGGTCCGATTAACTCTAAAGATAGGGTTAAACTTTTTAACCGGATAGATGTCGTACTTTACAATATCACCCTCATAAATCAATTTGCCGTTTTTATCCTTAAGTCCGGTGCATTGTTCAAGGATTAAAGAACCATCCCAATTATAATTAAAAATATCTTTTTTATGCGTGTATGGTCTTGCTATCGCATGTATATCGCCGTCTAAACTAAGCATAATGCTATAATCTTTAATTTCGTAAATATATTTTTTAGTCGTTTTATTCCACACCCTAAATTTAAACCTGTCATTATTTTCCATTTTTAATCTCCTTTAGCGGACATTCTTTTAATTTTTTATCCGGATCAAAGATTAGTTTTCCGTCTATCGTTGCGCTACAATAAAGTTTACACGGCGCTATCTGTGAAAATCTGCAATGTCCACAATCCTTCGGCATTTTCATTCCCTTAATTCCTATCATATCAAGCCACCTCTTCAACAAACCGGATAAGGACCGCGATCAAGTCAAACGCCTCAACTACGGCTTTATCCAGGTGTTCCTGTTCTGTTTCCATATTACCGGCATAATAGTATTCGTTTAGTTCTTTGCAGAACTCCCCGAACTCTTCCCCGGCTAAAACGCCCACCTCATGCAAATTCTTTGCGATAAGTTCAGCGTGTTTGTTCCGGGCTTTTTGCAAATGGTGCTCAATTCTTTCAATCGTTGCTGATGTCATTTTTCCACTCCGGCCGGGAAGTTATCGCTATAAGGGCAAGAGTCGCAACCCTCCGCATTATTGCAGTAAGGAAACGGTACTTGCTCGCAGATGTTTTGTTCTTTATTTTTCATTGTTTAATCCTTTCATTCCATTTATCAATTATTTCATTTTCGTCTTTTGTACTTATAGAAAGTTCAATACCGCAATTACAACTTATTGAAGCCCACCAAACAGCAGGCGTTCCAAAAGGTGTAGGGCTAAATAAATGCAAATCTTTGTTTCCGCAAAACGGACAAGGTTTTAGTTCTTTCATTACTTTACTCTCCTGTTCCACGCCTCTAATGCCTCTTGCCTGGTTCTTTTTGTTGGGCCGTTGGCGTGGCAATCACACCAAACCCAATAAAGAGGTTCACCGTTAGAAGCACGTCCGCCGTATATTTCGGCTTTACCACCACAAAACGGACAAGGTCTTAAATAAGCCATTTCTCTACTCCCTAGGGTTAACATCCAATGCTATAAATATGCCGATAAGGACACCCACAAGAAGAGTGCCGAATAATACCAAAAATTTAATTAAATACAACGGAATTGTTAATGTCATTTTGTTTCCTCGCTATAATGTTTTATACTCTTTTCTACGTCTTTTAAAAAGGCGATGCAGTGCTCTAAAAAGTTAATTTGTTCCGGGATATTCCTTGATACCGTTTTCCCGTCCGACCGCCATTCGACGTCTACCGTACCGCTTTTAGGATAATAGCAGACGTTTATCCAATTCTTGTAACTGCTACTAGGAGGTATATTATCGCTATAAGTGAAGCGCATTTCGCGCGGCAGTTTCGGCCCTTTGCTCATCCCCTTTTACCTCCTGTCTAACTTGTACGAATACGCTTTGAAAGCCAAATCAAAGAGTTTTTGCGCTTTGACAACGTACTCCGGTTCGACATCAGATTTTAAGAAACTTTTCTCAATAAACTCACTATTACACGCATCAAGTTTATTGTTAAGGGCATAGAGCGCCAGGCAGAGCCCTTGCTCAAACTGCGTTAAATCTTTATAGTTTTTTTTATATTCCTTTGTCGGCATTTTCTTTCTCCTTTTCGGCTTTTCTCTTTTCCAAATCGGCTTTGGTTTCCAACATCTTAAACAAAGTGAATTTGGCAAGGTTATAATACTGCGATGTTGTTTCAAACTTACAACCCCGGCAATTGCGCTTACAATTATCCCCTTTAGCCACTTTACAGAAAGACCGGGAAATTATTTGTAACATCGTAGGGCACGGTTTAACCAGGATACGCGGCCTGTTAGGGCTCTTATCGTCAATAACTGCTATAAGTAAAACAGACATAGTTTAAACCCCTTTCGCCGAAGTATCGCCGTTGTTTGCATTCGCAAATAATCCTGTCATACTTGGTGCTACTTTAAGCAAAGTATCCAGGACGGCCGCCATGGCTTCAATCTGCCTATCAGCGTTAACCGGATCCATTTTTCCTTTAGCAACCTGCTTTGGGTAAACAAAACGGCGGTAGTTTAATTCACGTTGAACGCATTTAATTTGTTCTTCAATATCAACCATTTTTAATCTCCTATGCTTTTATAACATCTTCGTAATCAATATTCGTGCTCCGGTTACCTTTCCAAAGGTACATTTTGATTTGCATTAGTGAAAGGCCTTCCGGAACGTTAGCGCCTTTACATTCGTAATTCGGATGTCCTTGAACAAACGTAAAGAAAGAGTCAACACCGCCGCATTTAAGGCATTTATTGACATAACAAACCGTCATTACTCTGCCGTCTTTTAAATAAATATTTACCGGCATAGAAGACATCGCGGTTTTGCACACCGGACATCGTACGGTTTTATCTTCTTTACGATTTAAGGCATCGTCTTCAGTTTTGAATTTAGCCATAATAATTAACCTCTACTTTGTTGGATGTTTCTCTTCGTAATCCGAACGTCTATAATCAATTTGCTGAGCAAGATAAAAAATGGAATAGGTTCCTTTGGCTTGGAGTATATACTCTTTCAAAATCTCTTTTGCTTGCTTTAAGTCCTTAGTCCTGTCTAATATGCTTTGAAAATGCTGTATTTCAAATTTAAGGGCTTTGGCAATAGCCAAATTATTTTTGCTTAACAAAGGACTTTCAGTTCCTTTTAAGTAAAAATTTATGAACTTTTCCAAATCCGTTTGCGGATTCAAAAAATCTAAACTTTTCCCATTTTGCGGAATCTCTTTTTTTTGATTTGCCGCTTCTTGTAAAAGTTCTTGTTTACTTCTTGTTATATATTCTTGTTTACACGCGTACGGAGAGTGTGTATTTCGTACACACTGGTGTGTATCCGGTACACACTCGGTGTGTATTTCAGACACACCCCTGTGTATTTCAGACACACTCGGTGTGTATTTCGTACACACTTTAGAATCTTGTTTGGTGTGTATTTTATACACACTTTCGGACTCCGTTTTTACGGCTTTTTCCTGTTTTTCAACCCGCTTAATTCTTTGAAAAAATGCCCAGTTTGGAACCATAATTTCAAGCGGGGCGGTCCAGGTTATTTTAATAACACCGTAACTTTCCAATTCGCGTAAAACTCTGTACGTTGTTTTGCGTTCACTTATGCCTAAACATTTTGTCAATTCCGTTACAGAAATACATAATACACCGGTTTTCCGGTCAAGGAGTAAAAGAATATCTATGAAACAAGCGCGAGCAATAAAACTTGCTTTATGAATATCACTAACAAGATATTGCCTGTAAAATTTGACGTAACCTAATAATTTTTGTTCCATAGTTATTTATTCCTGTCAAAAACTTTTACATCGTAACCGTCATTAAGGAACCATTTCATACCCAAATGGATATTAACGGTTGCGCCAAAAGACGTGATGTAAATTAATTCCTTCATATTAATCTGTACCACCTATTGAAACGCCTCTAAAATTAGCGTTTATTAAGTTTTTAACATCTTCAAAATCTTTAATAACAAGATAGGTTAAACCCTCTTCTTCGCAACGTTTTTTAAAGGCCTTTTGTTCGGGCGACATCCGGCCGGTTTTCGTTTTGATTTCCAAAGCGTAGAATTGGCCGTTTTTGCCTACAACAAGATCCGGTTGTCCGTTCGTGTAGCCCCTCATTTTGTGTTGGTTTATAAACCATATCCGGTTAGTTTTGTTCTTTAAAAAACGTGTGGCATCCATAATATCGCAACTAATCACAATAAAGTTTGACATCCTTAATTGTCTTACGATCATAGTTTGAAAAGAGTGTTCTACTTTCATTTCTTGCCCCTAAAGATTTATACCCTTAAAAAGCCGCCTAAATTAAACGTTGGCGGCCTTTTCTTCTTCCTCCGCAGGTTGCTTTGCCAGGTTTTCCTGGTCTTTGTTAATTTCCGCGAATTCAATGCTATTTTTAATAATCTCCACACAATTGGTACTCAAAAATACACCCTTTGTAGGAATCGTAATATCACCGCTGTGTTTTGAGTGTTGGAGTTCAATTTTATTAAAACTCAAATTCTTAGTATCGGCCGCTACCGCTACCGCATTAATTACGGCACCGCGATTAACTTCCCGGCCAATTGAGGCCAAAAGTTTTTCAAGCGTGTCTTTTATGCGGTCCTTTATCGTTCCCACTAATTCTTTGGTTCTGCGGTCCGTTTCCAATTTGCCTTTGTAAAGTTGTTTGGCGTTGGAAACTATGTTTGAAATATCCCTTTTGAGTAAACTTTTTTGTTTATCGTTTAACCCCAAATCTTCTGACATAAAAGAATTGGTGTCTAAATCGGATATTATCGCCGCGGTGATGTCTTCACAAACTTGTCCGAAACTATCCCATTCCACACACCTTTCCAAAATATCTTGCGTGCTTTCAACAACAGTTCCGTTTAACTGCGTTATCACTAAGTCGTTTTGAACTCTCGTATTTTCTTCCATAATTTTTCCTCTTAATAATTTTTAATGGGTGGGGCGGTTAAGGAGGTTCAAGCCGAAACCGCCCCGTAAATTTAATACATCGGCGCCGGGATAAAAATCTTTAAAGCGCGGCAATAGTCCAGGACTCTTCGCAAATATGCAGAGAATTCTCCGGGCTTTTCAATTTCCTTGCTCTTAACAATTTTTACCGGAGCGCCGTTTATTATCTTTTCTTCGTAAAAGAATAATTGTTTTAAATATTGGTCTATGTCATAATCGGATAAGTGTTTTGTACCGGATGCCTCAAAGGCCTCTTTAATTCTCGGTATAATAACGCCATAATAATAACCGTATCCGGGATTATTTTTTAACATAGCCGTTTTGATTTCAACCTTTGCCGTCTTCTTGGCGTTTAAAATTGTGAACACCGGAGTTCTTAAAAGTTCAAAATCTTTAACGTCTGAAATGTAAAGAATATTTGACATAGACCTGTATTAACTCTCTTTTACTTGAGCGGATCGTCTTCGTCTTCCGGTTGTTCTTCGTTTACCGGTACGGCCTCAACCGCTTGCGCCTGGCTTTCGCTTTCCGGAGTGTTAACCGGAGTGGCTTCCGCTTCCATAATTTCCGCAGAGCCGTCTAATTTGATACTTTTTTCGTCGTTTTCCATTGCTATGGCCATATCTGTTGTCATAGGTCCGAATTTACCTATAATTTGTTTAAGCATTGTTTTTTGAGCCATATCGTCAAACTCAGTGTACCAGTGGGATGATAACTTCCACATCTCGCCTTTGTATGTTCCGGCTTGGAGTTGTTTGAAAGTTGCCAAATCAAACGCCTGGGAATACCTGTCCGCAAAAAGTTCCATTTTCTTTTTGGACCAGTACATTTGTTTTACAAAGCCGTTAATTAATTCAAACATTGCGTAATAACCGACGGTCGCGGCTTTCTCTCTTTCTTCTTCATCCGTAATACATTTGAATTGGAAATCTTCCGTTAAAGGGTTCCAATTTATAAATTCGCCCTCTTTGATTTCCGTAACGATTAAGCGTTTATATTGCCCGGTTCTTAATGCAAGTTGAGTATAACCTTTATACCCGAGTTGGAATTGCGCTTTGATCGTGTTTGTCTTTTTATCCCTAAAAGGAATAAGGTAAAAATACCCGAGTTGCGGACTTGGCGGTAAGTTCAAACTTGCACCAAGTAAAGCACCGCTAAAAATACTCTCATTAGTACATTCTTGTAATTTCGGGTTTGCACCAACCGCGCTTGTGATTGATGTAATAAAGGATTTGCCGTCCTTTAAGGTGTTAGCAATCATCGCCTTGACTCTAGGGCTTGCCATAAAGTCGCTGAACTTTGATTTGCTTTCTTTGGCAAGGGTATTGCCTGTTTTTTTGACTAAACTATTTCCTGTCATTATTTTATTCTCCTGTTTTATTTAACTGCTCCGTACTTAATTTTGGCATCTCTTAAGAACTGCCTTAATAATGCCTTTTGTTCCGCGGTAACCCAAACGCGAAAATCTATTTGTTGTTTTGGCTCGTTTACGCTTGCGGCCGCAACCTTTAAAACCTCTTGACCTAAAACCTTTTTGGGTTGTTCCGGTTGCTCTAACTTGGCCGCCGCTTTCATGGCAATTTGTTTTGCCGCTTGAACGGCCGCATATTCCTCCTGTTTCCTTTTCTGCTCTTGCAAAAAAGTGTTCCGGCGGAGTGCCTCACCCAGATCTAAAGTGTTAAGGTAAACGTTCTTTACCTCAACAATAAACGTTTTATCAACGCTTTCGGCTAAAGTGGCAAGGTCCTTTCTTGTCTTGCCTATAAGGTTGAAGATTTCCCGGATGCCGTCTTCTTTCGGGTAAGTCGCGTTTAGCCATTTTTCGTTTAAGATTTTTTCAAACGGTAAAAGTTCTTTTAATTCTTGCGCCTCACCATTAAAAAAATCTTCGTAATAGGCCCTTTTTAATGCTTTCTTTTTATCTTCAAACGCTTTGACCTGGGTATCAATCGCAAGTATCGGTTTATCTACGATTGAAACCAAATCTTTTATCTTTTCTTCAAACGCCAAATAAGGTGCCATACACTTGGCTTTTATCTCTTTGCGGCGGGTTTCAATGGCGGTTTTAAATTTGTTTAATGCCGCCCGATCCGTCTTCGCTTCCTTTATTTGCGTTTCGTCATAGTGTAAGTTATTATATTTTTCTAACTTATCACTTAAAGCAGTTTTTAACTCTTCATAGTTAAACTCTATGTTCTTTAAGAACTGCTTGTCATCGGTTGGGGATATTATCTTTAGTTCCCACATTTTTGAACCTCCTTAAGTTCTTAATTTTTAGATTTCCGGTAAGATTAACGCAGGGCAAACGTCCTTTTCTACGTACTCTCGCCAAAACTCTATTTCTTTTTGTTTCAGATAGTCGCAATCTGATTGACACTCTTCCCGGTTAAAGAAATAGTGCCGTGTGTCTAACATTAAATTGCCGAAGTTGTCTTTCCTTTTTAACTGCGCTTTTAGGATACAAAAATTATGATCCGGAAGAACGTTGAAATAATGTAATACCTGACAATAATAATATTGCGGAATTTGATTA